TGGTTATTTTACTTCGGTGATGCCCTTCATCCGAGCCTTCTTGCTCGGGTTTGTGATCCTCGTTGTGATCCTGATCGTGTTCGCTGCATTCGGTCCGCTGTTTATGTATGGATGGGATTGAGAGGACAAAAAGCCATGAACCGACTCCGCGCCGTCATCATCGCACTCCCGCTCGCCCTCGCCGGTTGTGCCCTGCCGAATGGCGGGGTCATCCTGCCGCCGATTGCCGTTCCACCCCAGGTGCAGCAGGCGTGTACGCTGCTCTCGTTGGGCGTGCCGGTGGCCGAGGCGTTCCGTGGGCGGCTCACCGCGGCCCAGCAGGCGCTGCTGACCTCCGCCGAGACCGCCTTGCAGGACTGCGCGGCCGGCAATGCCACCGTTGCGATCCTCGACCTCGCGTCGGCGTTCGAGACGATGTTGGCCCAGGAGGGCGTGACCAAGGCGGCGCTAGTACGTCGGGCGGTGGGCCGATGACTGATATCGTTCTTGTCCAGGCCTCTCGCATCCTGACCGATGCCCAGGTCCTCGCGGTTCTGCCGAGCCTACAGAAGTGGGACGACGACTATCTGCGCCCGGCATGGAGCCTCGACGCGGCGAGGTACGGTTTCGCGACGATGGCGGATTTCCAAGCGGGGAAGACCACAGGGGCGTGGCCGATCTTCATCAACAACCACAGCCGGGATCCCAGCGCCCTCGGTTTTCACGATCAAACCCCAGGTGGGGAGCCCTTCGGTCGCGTGTTCGTCGGCGACTGTCTCCGCTATGGGATTAGCTGGACGGTCGACCTCAGCCACGAGGCTGGGGAGATGCGCGAAGACCCGACAATCGACAACTTCTTCACGATGGCGGACGGCCGGATCGTGATGCGCGAAGTCGGGGATGCCGTGGAAGCGGACGAGAACGGCATTCCCGTGGACGGGGTGCTGATGACCGACTTCGTTCTGCCCGACTACTTCTCGACCAAGACCGGCGTCCAGTTCGACTACCAGCGCAAGCTAAAGGCGTGTTGCCCCGCGCTGACTCCGGGGGGCTATATGGGCGTCTTCGAGGGAGGACAGTGGACGCAGGTGACGGCCATGTTCTATGGGGGCGCTCCATCCTATCGCTCGCTGCGACACCATAACTCGCACCGGACGCCGAGAGCGATCCCGCCGAGCGCGCCGTGAGGATCATCGCGGCGGCGCTCCTCGCTATTCTCTCCGGATGCCACTCGTTCGATGTGGCATATCTCGGCGCGTCCGCAGGGGATCTGCGGCAGGAGTGGGCCAATGGGCGTATCGTCTGCGCGGAGATGATTGCACGAGGCCGGGTGCCCATCTGGCCGTGTCCGCCGTGAGCGGGAACGACGATGGTGGTTTGACCCCGTTCGGGCAGAAATGGGAAGCCACGTTGATCGTCGCCGCGATCATCCTCATATTCGCGTTGCCGTTTCTCTTGTGGTAGGTACTTTCCGCCGCTTGTCCGCCCCGAGGGGAAAGCGTACCGTGTGGCATGAGATGTTTCCCGACATTCGATCCCTGGCGTTTTGCTCCGGCCTGGGCGAAAGAACTCCGTGCGGAGCTTCAGCAATTCAAGGAGAACACCATGGCCACTCTCGCCGACATCGTTGCTTCTGACGCACAGGTGAAGACCGAACTCGACGCCATCACGGTCGGTGTCACGAACATGAACGCCAGCATCAAGGCGCTTTCCGATCAGGTGGCCGCGCTTCAGACTAATTCCGATCCGGTGGCGCTGCAGGCTGCGGCCGATGCTGCTGCCGCGCTTGCTACCGAAGGGCAGGCCATCGTCGATTCGCTGCCCAAGACCCCGTAATTATCCGCTGCGACAGTAACGGCTGCCGCTCCGATCAAGGCAGGCCCCTACGTCGTGGCATATGCGCCCGCTTTGGCAAAACCAGAGCGGGCGTTTTGTGCACGCACACCCTAGCTTCGCGAAAGGGATGGCCTACGCTTGATCCTTCAAGCGCTCCTTGATACGGGCCACGGTAGGCGCGGCAATCGGAAACTCGCGCGCGATCCAATCTGCGGGATAATAGGCGTGCTTTCCATCGAGAATAGCCTGGATGCCATCATACCCCGCGCAAAGGAGCATTTCCATTTCACTTACACCAGCTATCGCGGGCGGGAGATAGATCGTGCCATCTGAGTCGCGCGCAGCCTGGCGCATCCATGCTGGAATGCGGCGACCTCCTGATGAAACCTCAAACCATTCTATGGTCATCCCTCGCCTCCCTCGGACTGCGGCGGGGTGGCGGCGAGGGCGCGAAGAGCCAACAACGCCTTGTCTCGTGCATGATCCCAGCCAAATGCCCATTCGTTTGTTAGCGTGTCTGGGGTTGGAATCAATGCTTCTTTTACTGCCTCGATCGCCGCCGCGCGGGCCTCGCGGGCGCGCTGGTCGCCGTAGACGGTGAGGGCGCGTGCAACGCGCTCTCGTATTGCGTCGAAATTCCAGCAACCTCTACCATCACCCATCGGTAACAACTGTCGGGCCAACTCCATCACGTCGACCGCGGGCGGGGCGCGCAGCCGGGCGATCTCGGCGCGGGCCTCGTCGAGGAGGCGGAGCAGTTCAACGCGGTCGAGCCGCGCATTCGATATGCCACTATCGGAACAAGTGAAGGCGTATGCTTCTGTAGTTCGCTGGCGTATCTGCGCCTCGCGCTCGGCGGCAGAGGCCGCCCCGTACTTCGCCTGTTCGTCAGGCGTGGGGGTGCAGTCGTTCAGTCGGGTGCCGGTCATCCTCCGAATCCTCCGAAGAGTCCGGCGAAGACACCCAGAGGCCCCTGATGTCCCACCAAGTTCCGCGACTGACCGCAGAAAGGGCATCTTCCCAACGATTGCTGCGTCAAGAACCCAGGTCCACCGAGAGCGGCATACGGACTCATAGCCGTCATATCGGACAAGTTATAGATGACCTCTGGTTCACGCCTTATTGTACAGATCCATGATCGTCGCCCGGTACGCTTCCAAGTGATGCCGGCTGGTATGGTTCTTATTTTCATCATCTCTGTCATCTCGGTTCTGGTAACGCCCCGATGGCAAGAAGATAATCCGTTTCCATCGCGACGAATGCCCGGTAGCACGCCTCGTCCTCGGCGATCAGCTTGCGGCTCTCCCCCGCGCAGGCGTACTCGCGGATATAGAAGGCGGCGGCATCTTCGTTCGATAGCAGGTCATCGGCGACCCAGTTCCGGTCGATCACCCATTTCTGAAATCGTGCATCCTTGGGCAGCAGCGCCGCCCGCGTGCGCGCCCGCTCCATGTCGCTCGCGGAGGCGTAGCGCGCCTTGCCGCGCTCGGAGGCGAGGAAATGATTGGCCCCCGTCGCTGGAATCGAACCAGCTGTTCGGCCAAGCCCCGCATCACCCGCCGAAGGAGCGGCCGGCGTGGCTCCTACTCCGGGGTTGTCGACGCGGGATAGGTGGCTCTGGTCCACCACGGGGATAGGTCTCTCATCGTCTCCGATTGCCGCCAGCGCGAGCATGTACCGCTGCCCGAGCGGGGCAACGGCGAGCGCGTCGGGCATATCGTTCGGATGAATGACGAACGAGACCACGAGGCCATCGCGGCTCTGTCTGTAAGCGATTTTCTTCGCCTCGACGTGGAATGAGGGGACGGTCATCAGCCTGTGCTCGCCAATATCTCGGTTTTGAGCCTGACGGACAGTGCCATGATGGCATCATAGCTTGGAGCATGCAGGCCCTTGATCTGTTCCAACATCTCTGTATTGCGGACGATCACCTCGTCGATAATAGCGGGCGTCCTCGCTGCACCTAGGGCCTCGATAATCTTTTTCCGTGCCTCACGGGCCGCCAACACCTGCCGCTCGCGCTCGGTCGGATGCGCCGTCGCCGCAGCGGGCGTCAAGGGGTTCCCAGCCGCACCGGCCCCCGCCCCATTCGTGGCGTTCCTTTCCTGTTGCTGCGGCGCGGCCGGGAACTGTCGGCGGAGAAGGTTGATGAGTTTCGCCTTCTCCGAATCCGGGATAAAGAAGCTCTTGCCGCGCGGCTCGATCTGGACCCACGGACTGTCTGTATCGTAGAGATAGCGACCGATGCCCCACTTCACGGCGGCGCGCTTGAATGCATCGCTGAGCGCGCCCTTCTCACCCTCCATGTCGCTGTCGCCCGCGCCATCGGTCTTCCAGACCCACTCCGACCTGCTGCCCATCTCGTCATCACCAACGCACTTGATGCCGATGCTGCAAACGACGCGCTTGCCATCTGACCACGGGTAGTTGTCCTGCCAGTTCTCGGGGCCGCACACTTCGTCGAGCCGGCGCATCACGTCACGGGCATCGATGTAGGCGAGGGCCATGCCCTTCGTCTTGTCCTGGTTTGTTGGCCCAACGCGCCACGACACGATCTGAGGATCAAACGGGGCGGCGAGCTTGGCGGCAACGGCAATGTCGGTCATGGGTAATGCTCCTCTCGGCGGCACCAATCGCGGGCGCAACGAGTGTCCTGGCAACGGTATGGGTAACGGGGCAGGTGCGGATAGGCACGCCAATGCTTTTGCGCCACTCAGCTACCCGAGCACGGGTCTGTTCAAGCCGCTCCTCGCGCATGGCTTCCTGCCGCTCAAACTCGGCGAACCATTGTGGTGTGCTCATCGTCCGCGCTCCTTCCAGAAATCTTCCCAAGCCTCTACGGCCACACGAGCTCGGCCGATGTGCAGGCGGCGCTCCATCTCGGGTTGCCGCGCCCACCACTCTTGCGGAGTGGCGTGATAAAATGCCTCTCCTACGCTCAGCATCGGCCTCGCGTGCCAGCACAGCGCCACCGCTGCGGCGAGGATGCCGGCGTCGTCTTCCGCGAGCTGCGCGTCGTCGGTCTGTGGATCGGAAGTGGTGAAGGAGGGGGCGGGATTCGAACCCGCGAACCCCGGAGTTTCTAGAATCCGAGGCTGAGGTGCGACCTCTGCAATAGTCCGCTCTGCCACCCCTCCATCGGCGTCGTCTTCCACGAGCTGCGCGTCGGTCTGTGGGTCAGGCATCATAATATCTCTCAAGAGCTGCACGCCCTACATCAGTTAGAACCCATCTGCCCAACTGAAACTTCGTCCATCCTTGCCGTCGACAAGATTGGCGAATGCGATCATTCTCGCGCGTGGCCTCGGGCAATCGAAATCGATCAGCGCCGTGCCTATAAGGAGCAATGAGACGCAAAAATTCCATTTGGTCCGGTGTCATCCGTGTGGCTTCGGCTGCCGCTTTTGCCCGTTTCAGTCCGTCGCTCATGTTCAACCCCTATGGATCGTGAGAAACGGCTGAGGATTGCCGAGCGTCGCGCCGGGCACGTCTCCTGTGTTTGCGATGGCATTGGCGATCAGCGTCTTCGAGGGCTCGCGCACGATCTTGCACAGTGCATCGGGCACTTGCGCGGGATCAGTTATGATGACGCGAGGCTTGCCGCGCCCAACCGACACGCTCATGTCGATTGCCTTGATACTCGGCAGTCCCGCCTCGGTCATCGCCTGCAGCGCTGCCGCCCGCAGCGACTTCGCCCCATCCTCCAAACGGCGCGCACGCTCGGTCAATCGGGCGATCAGCTCGTCCTTGATCGCCTTCGCCTGCGCCTCGCGTTCGAGCGCGGCGCGCAGCACGGCTACGACAGCACTGGGGAGGTCGCTCTCACCCTCAATGGTGTCGGCCAAGGTTTCGTCGGTTTCATCGGGGAAAGCGGAGCGGATCGCCTCCACGATGGCGCGGTGGGCGGGGATGAGGGCGCGGAGGTCGTGGATCATGTCGGCTCTCCATATTCGGCATACGATCCTTCTTTCCGATACATCTCTTTTTTGCAAACGTGACAACGAATGCTGATCGAATAGGTCGGCGGCTCAAACCGTCCGCTTTCACACTGATCGGCACCATCTACATCCCACACCCGAATGTTCTCCTCTGACCAAGGGATTGAACAAAATGGGCATAAAATCTTTTCGATCATGGAGATATCATCCTCATAATCCACGGCCAGAATAGTACGATCATCACGCAAGCCATCGTGAAGCCGGCGAACAGCGAGCCGAGGCGGTCGATCATTTCAGCCCCGCTATCCGGTCGAGCGCGTGCTGTGCCGCTGCTTGCAGATCATGCGGAAGCCGAGGCTTTCGCTCCGCAAGCAACTCCAGCGCCACGATTGCGATGCGCAGCTTGCGCGAGCACAGGTTGGCCTCGTCGTTCGCCGCCCGCACGCCGTCTGCAAAGGCGCGTGCCGGAGAGGTCATCATGTCGAGCACGTCGAGCGGATCGCGCGCTTTGCTGAAATCAGGCATGTCATTCTTCTCCCTCGAAAACGAGCAGAGGATACGCACATCTGCGGACAACGCGCAACCGCTTTTTTGTTGACCGCGCGATTTTCCTTCGGTAGGTTATCCTCATGAAGGTAGCAGATGCTCTCCGAAACTCCCGCATTTCCGCTGGCCTCACACAACGGCAGGTGGCCGAAATGCTTGGGGTGACGCCTCAGTTTATGAGCGACATCGAGCAGGGTCGCCGAGCACTCGGCGAGAAATATCTTTCCATGTTGCCGGACGATATGCGCAGAATCGTGGCAAGGGCTATGGTCAGTGAGCACGAGACAGCTATATCGCGCATCAGTGATGAGATTTGGCAGGGGCGGCTATGAGCGCGCCAACGTCCGCTACATCTATCGCCATCGCCGCGAGACGCATTGTTAAGAAATTTGGTGGTCCGGCCACGCTTGCCCGCTATCTCTCAATAGATGGCAAACCTGTACCGGCGTCAACCGTGCGGCGATGGCAAAACGCCGGTATCCCGGTCAAATGGCATCATCCGGTAATCCTAGCAGGGGCCAGAGCGGCGGTGCCGATTGAACCGGAGGATTTTTTCGAGCCCATTCACGATCCTCTGGCGACCGCCGTGCCCGCGGAAGCGGTACGCGGCATCTTGCGAGAGCGCGCCGATGGCTGACGCCAGCAATGCGGATTTTGACCGCCTCTACCTGCATCCGAAACCCAAGCGGCGCGCTCTCGAGCAGGCTCTTCAGCGGCAGATCGCGAAATTCCTCGATGCGGCGCTCGCCGGCAACGCCTGGTACAGCACGATCCCACTCGGCGGCGGCGGTAGGGTGCGCGGGGCGATCCTGCGTGGCATGGGGGTCAAGGCCGGTGTGCCCGATATGGTCGTGATCGACGCCGGCCGGGCGATATGGCTGGAGCTGAAAGCGCCAAAGGGCGTCACCTCGGATGAGCAGAAGGCGTGTCACAAGATGCTGCGTCGTGCCGGGTGCGCGGTCTACGTGATCCGCTCGCTCGATGAGGCGATTATCGCGCTGCGGGAATGCGGCGTACCGATGCGCATAGCGGAGGCGGGGGGATGACGGTGCGGGTCGAGCACGCCGACATGCTCGAAGCGATCCCGCGCCTCGTCGGGGAGGGCGTCCAGGTCGATGCGATCGTGACAGACCCGCCATACCATCTAACGGCGACTCTCGCGAGGTTCGGCAAGATCGACATCAATGCCGACGATGCGACATCGACACGGCTCCGACAGAAGCTAGATGGAGCCGCTCGGCTCGCTCACGGATTTATGAATCAGCAATGGGACGGCGGCGACATTGCCTTTCGCCCCGAGACGTGGGCCACGGTTGCCAGCATCATGCGGCCCGGCGCGTTCCTCGTCGCGTTCGGCGGCACGCGGACTCACCACCGCGTCTGGTGCGCGATCGAGGATGCCGGGTTCGTCATCCAAGACACGATCATGTGGATGTTCGCGACCGGCTTTCCGAAGCGCCGCGACGCTTTGAAACCTGCCCATGAACCAATCGTCCTGGCTTACAAGCCGGACGGCAAGCGGATGATGCAGATCGACGAATGCCGGATTGCGACCGGCGACGATATGGGTGATCCGCATCGGTTTGCAAAGTCGAAAGAGCATCCCGGATGGTCCCGGCTAAGCCATACGGCGGAGACGATAGCGGCTCGTGGAGATCGCGCCTTTGAAGCCGCCGCAACGCTCGGCCGCTGGCCTGCCAACATCTGCCACGACGGCTCCGACGAGGTGATGGCGGCGTTCCCCGATAGCGCGGGACAGCTTTTCACGCGGCCAAAGCTTCCGAAGGTCAACAACGGAATCTATGGGAATTTTGGCAAACAAGAGGAATTTGTGCCGCGTGGAGACACTGGCTCTGCAGCACGCTTCTTTTTTTCAGCGAAGGCGGGCGCACAAGATCGCTATGGCAGCCGTCATCCGACTGTGAAGCCAGTAGACCTAATCGCATGGCTTGTCGCGCTCGTCACGCCACCAGGGGGCACGTTCTTAGATCCCTTCGCCGGCTCGGGCACCGCTGGTGTTGCTGCGCTCAAGACCGGGCGCAACGCGATCCTGATCGAGCGCGAGGCGGCCTACATCACCGACATCCGCGAGCGCATGGCGCATTACTCAGGCGAGGGGCGGCACTCGCTCGCGAGCAAAGCGCGGCGTGCGCAGGACAAGCCGCTTGGCGGTCTTTTCGCCGAGCCTTACGACGAAACCGCCGACGCCATAGGCTCTTATGCCGACGCTGTTAAAGCGATAGGTGAGCGTGTCGCGGCGGGAGAGCCGATCCCTGATTTCTTCCTGAGCGAGCGGAAACCATGAAGCCGAACATGAATGACTGGAACCACCTCACCCTCGCCGAGGTCGCGGAGGTCGAGGCGCTATCGCTGGTGATCGTGGGCGAGATGCCGGTATGGGGCCGGCAGGGCCGCTCTGCGCGTCTGGCCGAGCTGCTGGCGCGCCGGGTGCGACCGCTGTACGAGAAAATACCGGAGGATGTGGCATGACCATCGCCGAGGCGTGCGTCGAAATTCTTGGTGCTCCTGCCGCCGCTGCTATCATCCGTAGCCAGGGGATTAGATGGGCGGTCGTTGCTGCGATGGCGGCGGCTCGAACGTCAGACAATCCAGCCGCACTTGAGGCAATCGACCGCTACAATAAATCAAAGAGCGCAGCATGATGTCGGGCGATGTTAAAGCGGCGCGCGAACCATGACGGCGGCACTGGTGTTATCGGCGATTTATGGAGCGCTCTTGTGGCACGCCTGTCAGCTTCCGAGCCAAGCGAAGATTTGCCGACGGCAGAGACTGTTATCAAGGCTATCGCGTTGGCGAAGGGCAAGCTCCGCGGCCACGAGTATTTTCTTACCAAAACAGAGATGATTGGGATATGCGAACAATGGCTGGCAGAGAAGATGTTAAAGCGGCGCGCGAGGTCGCCGATGAGATGATCCGGCATTGGAAGTATTGGGACGTAAGTGCCCGCGACGCCGGACAAGCGCTCGGCTACACGACGCATCGGCGGGGGTGGGAGCGGGTGCGCAAGGCGCTGGTGCGCTGGTGGCTGCAACACGGATGACGACACGCATCATCGTCGGTGACGCGCTGACCGAGCTAGCAAAGCTGCCAGCCGAGAGTGTGCATTGCTGCGTGACCTCGCCGCCGTACTATGGGCTGCGGGATTATGGTGTGGCCGGGCAGCTCGGCCTCGAGGCGACGCCCGACGAGTACGTGGCGGCGATGGTCGGGGTGTTCCGTGAGGTGTGCCGCGTGCTGCGGGGCGATGGGACGCTCTGGCTCAATATCGGCGACAGCTATGCGAGCGGCGGGCGGAAGACGCGCGACCCAGGGCAGAGCAAGATCCATCCAGCATTTGAGGGCGATGCCTACAGTGAGGGGTTGCGGCCCGCCGACCCGGATGGGGTAAAGCCGAAAGACCTGCTCGGCATCCCTTGGATGCTGGCGTTTGCGCTACGGGCGGACGGCTGGTGGCTGCGCCAGGACATCATCTGGGCGAAGCCGAACCCGATGCCCGAGAGCGTCACCGACCGCTGCACCAAGGCGCACGAGTACCTGTTCCTGCTGAGCAAGAGCGAGCGGTACTATTTCGATGCGGCGGCGATTGCGGAGAAGGCAGATATAGGCCTATTGCGCGGTCGCTCAGGGATGGATGAGGTTGATGGGGTTGCATGGCACGCACCGAGTATTGCGACACGGCAAGCGGCGGGGATTGATAGTCGATCGGCGGGGGATGGCTCCCGCAACAAGCGCTCGGTCTGGACGATAGCGACCGCGCCGTTTCCCGAGGCGCATTTCGCCACCTTCCCACCCGCCCTGGTCGAGCCGTGCATCCTCGCCGGCTGTCCCACCGGCGGCATTGTCCTCGACCCCTTCCTCGGCGCCGGCACCACAGCCCTCGTCGCTGACCGCCTCGGCCGTAGCGCCATCGGCATCGAACTCAACCCCGCCTATGCCGAGATGGCAAAGCGCCGCATCGAGGATGACTCTCCGTTGTTCGCTGATGTTGCCGGTTGAGATCGCCGGCCGCATCCCATATAATCGCCGACGAGCGCGGGCCAGCCTGAGCTAGCTACTCAGGTTTTCCCCGTCCAGCCGACCAGCAGCCCGGCCTTTGGGTCGGTCCGCGCTCGTTTCTCTCCCGGCTGCCAAGGCTGCTGCAATCGTGAAAATTCGGCGCATAGACTTTTCGCCCGGCGATTGGATCGGCGGCACGCTAGGCATGTCGCTTGAGGAGGAGGGTTTATACATCCGCCTCGTCGCTCGAACGTACAGCCTCGGGGAGTCGCTCGACAACGATCCCACGGCCCTTGCGAAGCTCTGCCAGGTAAGGCCGCAAGTCATGCGTAGGCTGCTTGATCGTCTCAAACTCATGGGAAAGTTCCACGAAACCGGCGGAAAACTCGTGTCAAACCGATGCGAAACCGAGATGAAACTGGCACAAAACCGTCTCGAACAGGCAAGGTTTAATGGGTCTAAAGGTGGCAGACCCAATGGGTTAGCAGAACCGGACGGTTATCAGAGCGTCAAACCTACCTCCACCATCACCACCAACATCAACGACAGGTCTCCAAGAGGAGACCTTATCTCCAAACCTAACGGTTTGGAGGCAAAACCACGGATTTCAAAAAAGCGAAAAGCCTTTCCGCCCGATTGGCAACCGGATGAGCGCGATGTGACGTATGCCAAGGAACATGGTCGCGATATGGCGTGGATAGCGGCGGCGGCAGAACATTGCCGCGATCACCATAATTCGCTCGGCCACGTTTTTGCGGATCTCCATGCCGCATGGCGGACTTGGGTGTTGAAAGCGCCCGAGTTCGAGCGATCGACGAATGGCAAACGTCCAGTACAGGTAGAATTGCCGAATGGGTTGGCATCGACGAGCGATGAGGCTTGGCGCCGGCGCTTGAGCGATTTCGTCAAGAGCAAATTCTGGATATCGAATTGGGGCTTTCCGCCCGACGATCCCGATTGCTATGCCCCGGCTGCGCTGCTCGTCGAGTTTGGATTTGCGAAGGTGGACGACCATGCGGTTTCTTGATGAAGGCGATCCGAGGCGGATGGTTTGGGAGAAGTGCGAAAGCCCGATCGAGCAGTTGATGTGCACGGCCTTGTTTTCATTACTCGGTATAGGGGCGATTTGGGGAGATTACAGCGGTGATCGCTTGGTTTCGATGGCTGAGCGGCTCGATGGTGCACCGGGGGCGTTCCTGTTCTCTCAACATCCTGTCGGCAGATATCGTCTCGATTTTCTCGTGGCTGCTGTTGATCCGATCAAACGCAGGGCACGGCTTCTAGGTATCGAATGCGACGGCAAGGCATATCACGGATCGGCCGAGCAGCAAGAGCGTGACCGCTTGCGGGAACGGTGGATTATGCCGGCGATCGGCCAGGGTTTTCAGATGTTCCGATACACTGGCGCCGAATTGCGGCACGGTATGCGACGGGCGGTTGGCGAGGTTAGCGACTGGCTTTGGGAGCGCGGCGTTATACCGCACGAGGCTGAGGGAGCTTGGCTTGTCGATATGAACACGCCGGGCAAACCTGATTTGCGTGTGCCATATCACGATCAGGCTGCCGAGGATGAGGAATTTAGAGAACGCTTTGCTCGCGAGGGTTTTGTGTGACCGGCACGGTAAGCCCGCGATGGATCTGCGCCCACGAGAATCCAGGGAACAGCGGCATGAGCGGGCGGATCGCCTCGCGCTCGGCCATGCGCCGGTCGACCGCGGCGTTGGCGGCCTCGAGGATCGCGGCGAACTGCGCTTGCGAGATCATGACTCGCCTCGGGCTTTGGCGAGGGCGGCTTCGGAAAATTCGCACGCATCCTGCGCCTCACGTGAAGCGTCCTGCGTTTGCCATCCCTGGCCGAGATGCCCCACGAGATGATCGACGGAACTTAGGAGCAGTTTGACGGCTCGGTAAAGTTCCGGAGCAGAGGAAATTAGCATGGCGTTGGCTTCGCTCTTTCCGATAGGCCATTTGCCGCCCGAAACTGTCGCAATATCGGTTTCCTGATTGCTTGCTGGCGTGGCGGTTATCCACCAAACATCCGCGCCCTGCGCAGGGTCGGAATGAGTTGCGGTCCAAGGCCCGGGCGTCCATTTCGGTTCGGTCATCGGTTTCTCCTACGAGGCGTGAGTGCAGGGAAGGTCCGGGGAAGCATGTCGAGACCCCCAGGACCCTTCCGCGCGTGTGGCGGCGTTTATGCGGCTTTGTCGAATGCGGCGTTGAGACCATGCTCGAACGCCCAATCTTGAAACCTGACGATATGCTCGCGCTTTATGGCGTGCGTCGAGGCGCCCGCATATCCCTTGTCGCCGAAGCAAACCGGAGTGTAGCTGCCGGCCGCGTTGGCTTTTGCGAGGAACTCGGCGGTCTTGACGCTGTTGAGTCCGCCGGCGTTCTCGATCGCGATCCAGCCGGATGTCCTGCTCGTCAGGCGAATGTCTTGTGTCATCGTCCGTCCTCCTCAAGCTGCGCTGTCGCCAACCGCTTCGTTCGGTAGGAACACGTAGCGGTATTTCGGATCGTGATCGTTGCCGGTCAGCCGCCGCAAAAGCGCTACGTCTGCGACTGCCCATGCGCCGCCCATCGGATCATCGACAAACGTGCAGCGGGTTCCCTTCGGGATAACGATCGTCGATCGCATCGCTGAAGGCTGAGCCTCGAACACTGTTACCTCAACGTCGCGATTGGTTAATGTCGTCATCGTCCGTCCTCCTCAAGCCGCGGTGTCGCGGGATGCCTCGTGCGCTTTCATGTCGGCGAGCAATTGTGCCCGCTCTTGAGCGTCATCCATCCAATAGTGCTGACCATAGACCTCGATGACCTCCTCGTGCTTTGCCGCGCATACGGGGCAGCACGACACGTCGCGATGCGGGCAAGCTAGACTGCCCGTATGTCCTTCGCGAAATCCCCTCGGCTTTCTCATCGTCTCATCCCCTGCGGCACCATTGCCGCTCTAGGCGTTGCGTTCTGTCGTGACCGCGCCCTTGACCCATGCGCGGGCGACGACATCGTAGCGGTATCCCTCGCGGACCATCCGCAGCGTCTCAGCGGCGGCCTTCTTGCAAACCGCAAACTCGCGAGGCGTCATGTCCGTGGTCTTCATCTGTCCAATCCCCTGCGGCACCATTGCCGCTACGCCCTCAGGCCCGCTGGGGTCATCCATGCGGGCCGTTGGGGAGCGCGGGAGGGCTAGATTGGAAACATCACCTGGAACGGTCGGCGGGTTAGCCCGATGCGGCTCAACCGATTGACATCAATGCGCGGAGCCTCGCTTTCGCTTATGCGCCCCTCGGCATAGTATTGTGAGAGAGCATCTTCAGCTTCCTCGCGGGTCGCATGAACGCTATATGCGAAGTAGTGGCCGCGACCATCGCGCCGAACGGTTACCATCTGTCCAATCCCCTGCGGCACCATTACCGTGCCCAGACAATGACGCATGGTGCGGTACGGCGCAATCGCATATCTCACATGCCAGCCATGTAGGAATAACGCACCGTGCGTATGCGATATGCGGTAGGGTGAGGGTGTTGGACAAGGGGATGAGCGATGAAGACGGTAGAGAATGCGCCTTTCAAAGTTGGCGATCATGTTGTTGACGGCGACGGCTATGCCGGTACGGTGCGCCGGGTGATTTGCTGGGAAGGATCGCGTTGGTATGAGGTTTATCTGCGGCTTGCTCGCGGCGAAGCTGTCCGTTTCGATGGTGATTTGCGGCATTCTGTGGAGTCGCTAGATGCATAATTCCCGGAAAGCTGCCATTGGACGCAAGCCGGGCTTAGCGATCAACCCAATGGCCCACAGAATAACCCCGGCGCAGCCTAACCCTGTGTCGGGGCGAGGGGTCGCATCGTTATCGGAGAGGGAGAAGTTGGCTCGGGCTCCGAAGCGGTGCGACCCTGATCAAGCGGAGCGCGCGGCATGAAACAATCTCGGCCCATACGAGTATTCTTCAGCCCGTTGAGCAGGCGATTTTATGCGACCCGCGCATACAAGATCGACGAGAATGGTCTTGTAACGGTAACTGGGGAGCAGTTCGATGTGACCAACGACATAGCGGGTTTGATTGCCCAGCATGGCGTTGAATTTATCGAACGGGGATCTTGCAAGCGGCCAGAGCAAAGCGCCATGACCAAAGCCGAGCTACGCGCGTGGATACGCTCCCGCGCCATCACGCAGGCAGAGGCCGCCCAGCTCCTCGGCCTCAGCCCCCCCACCCTCGTGCGGCAGATCACCGAGGCGCCCTCAGGCGTCCCTGTCAGCAAACAGACGGCAATCATCGTCCGCTTGCTGGACGAGAACAGGTGGTATAAAGCCGTGATGCATAGCGGCTCTATCCCCGCGGGAACCCGTCCCTCCAGCACGGTGCAAGCCGGAACGTGAGGAACCCGCACCGCCGCACCAAGAAATGCCCCGACCACGCCCGGCCGTGCCTCGCCCCCGCAACGACCCCCGGACGCTACAGCGGACCACCGCCATCGCATACGCCTATGGGGATGACGCCCAACTACACGGTCAGGCCCAAAGGGGGGCGGGGCGGCCTGTGCTTGCAACATGTGTTAGCCATGGGGTATAGACACCTAATGCCGCGCCTCGCCAATCCTCGCTACGAACGCTTTGCCCAGGAGTTGGCCATCGGAAAAAGTGCCACAGAATCTTATGTTACGGCCGGTTTTAAGAACAACAGACACAACGCCGCCGCCTTAGCGAGAACGCAACACATTTTAGCACGAGTGGCTGAAATCATGGCCGGAGAGGCCACAATTCGCACTAAAGGGCTCGAACGTGCTATCGAGCGCACCGCTATTTCCAAAGAGCGCGTCCTCACTGAACTCGCCAAAATCGGGTTCTCGAACATGCTCGATTACATGCAGGTCGGCCCCGATGGCGATCCTGTGCTGAACTTCGCCGCGCTCACGCGAGACCAAGCCGCTGCCTTGGTGGAGGTCACGGTCGAGGATTTCAAGGATGGCCGCGGCGACGATGCCCGCGATGTGCGGCGGGTCAAGTTCAAGCTGGCCGACAAACGTAGCGCGCTGGTGGACATTGGTAAGGAAATCGGCATGTTCATCGACCGGAAGCACATCACGCGGTCGTCCAGTTTCGCCGAGATGGACTTCGACCAGCTGCTCGCGATCGCCCAGGGTCGGGCTCCGGCGCCGCAGATCGAGCACAGTACGACGGATGTGCCCTCCGTCGAACTCGACGACCAAGACCCGCAGAAATCCTAGCAACAGACACACCAGCATGAGCCCGTTCCCCCATTCTATCCCCCGTCGGTATTCTGCTGAGACATATTGTCGCAGGACACGTCGATGCCGGGGCGGATTGATGCCTTGATGAAGCCGTGTGCGAGAGCGGAGGAAAGCGCGCGATGAGGTGCGGCGATCATGTCCGACATGCTCCTACCGGGGAAACCTGGGTCGTCGCCTATGTCGACGGCGAACATCTTGCTTGGTGTGGATGGCCCGAAGGCGAGGCTAAAGTCTCGGACTGTACGTTGATCAAGCGGTGTAGCGACGAAGAGCACGTTACCTTACTACGGGAAGTGGCTCGTTCGGATGGCAAGCGCGCGCGGCGTGCTTTGGAGAGCCTTAGGGGCATAGGCGATTGACCCCGGAGCAAGCACAGCGATTCGCGGCTCAGGAGGTCGTGATGCGCGTCGAGGCGCAGCGCTCGCTGGCAAAGTGCATCGCTGTCCTGAGCCCGGACACGGTGCCGGCGCGGCACCACCGGCTGCTGCTCGAGAAGCTCGAAGCGGTCGAGCGCGGCGACATTTCCCGGCTGATGATCATGATGCCGCCAGGCTCGGCCAAATCGACGTACGCCTCGATCCTGTTCCCGCCCTGGTTCCTCGGGCGCAACCCGAAACGCAGCATCATAGGAGCATCGCATGCCGGAGAGCTGGCCGAGCGATTTGGTCGACGCGTACGTAATCTTGTTGGGTCTGGAGAGTTCCGCCGCATCTTTGGGTTTGGCCTGTCAGGAGACAATGCGGCTGCAGGACGGTGGGAAACTGAGCGTGGCGGAGAGTATTACGCTGTTGGAGTTGACGCGTCAGTTACCGGACGCCGAGCGGATCTCGGAATCATTGATGACCCTGTCAAAGGCCGTGCGGAAGCTGATAGTGCGTCGATCCGACAAAGAGTCTGGGACTGGTACAAAGCCGATTTCTGGCCCCGGCTGAAGCCCGGCGGGCGCATAGTGATCATCCTGACACGCTGGCATGAGGACGATCTCGCCGGGCGGCTTCTCGCCGAGCAGGAGGTCGGGGGCGAGCAATGGGAAGTGCTGAGCCTGCCTGCCGAGGCTGGCGAGGACGACCCGCTGGGCCGCGCACCGGGTGAACTGCTGTGGCCGGAATGGTTCACGCCGTCAATGTTCGCCGAGGCAAAGCGCGACACGCGGAACTGGTCGGCGCTCTATCAGCAGCAGCCGGTGCCCGACACGGGCGACTACTTCAAGGCCGAGTGGATCAGATGGTATGATCATCAGCCGGATATTCGGACCCTACGCACGTATGGCGCTTCCGATTACGCCGTTACGTCGGCGGGTGGGGATTATACTGTTCACGGGGTTATCGGTGTGGATCCCGGCGATAACATATACCTGCTGGATTGGTGGCGCGGGCAGACGGACTCGGAGGCGTGGGTCGAGGCGTTTCTGGACCTGATGGAACAATGGTCGCCGCTGATGTGGGGCGAGGAGCAGGGGCAGATCATCCGAAGCCTCGGGCCGTTCATCGTGAGGCGGCAGATGGAGCGGCGCATCTACGGGTATCGGCGGCAGTATGTGTCGGGGCAGGATAAGCAGGCCCGTGCACAAGGTATCAGGGCGAGGCTCAGCATGGGGAAGGTGTATTTCCCTAAGCGGGCGGCATGGGCGACGGACCTTGTGTCGGAGATGCTGAGGTTTCCTGCGGGGAAGCACGACGATCAGGTCGACGTGCTGAGCCTCTTCGGGCGTATGCTGGGGTCGCTCGTGCACGGGGACGAGCTGCCGGAGCGGGTCGAGCCGATCAGGGGATTGGGGGAGATGACGTTCGGGGAGTTGGAGGCATGGCAGCGGAAGCGGGATGGGGCGCGGGGCGCCCGTCCGCAGCGGATTGGATGAAGGCATGAAGGTCTGCCAGGATTGCCGCTACATCGAGCGGGACGATGGGGCCGAGATCGTAGGTGCGGGATTCTGCATGCACCCGGCGATGGCGACGACGATCGTGAACTACGTGACGGGGGAGAGGAGCGAGCATCATCCGACCTGTCATCTGGCGAGGACGCTGCATATCGAAGGGTCTTGCGGGCCGGAGGGTGCGCTTTGGGAGGGGTTGGGGGAATGAGCGAGATGGTCGAGCGAGTGGCAGAAGCGATTGTTGCCGAAATGGCGCAACAAACCAGGATGTCGGCGCCAACGAATGCCGCGTTGAGCAAGAGCGCAATCGAGGTGGCCCGCGCGGCGATCGAAGCGATGCGTGAGCCGACATCAGAAATGAGTGAGGCCGCGTTCCAAATCGAGGCATCGGGGCATTCGCAGCGGACCTTACTAGAAGCCGGATGGCGCGCGATGATCGACGCGGCGCTCGATCCTATGGATTGCGTGCGGGAAGCGGGCAAAGCGTGATACACACGGTATCGCCATGACTCAACCGCTCGCCATCGACATGTTCTGCGGCCTCGGCGGCTGGACCGAGGGACTGCTGGCCGAGGGCTACGAGGTGGTGGGGTTCGACATCGAGCGGCACGAGTACGGCGAGCACCGCTACCCGGCGCAGCTCGTGCTGCAGGACGTGCTGACGCTGCACGGCTCGCAGTTCAAGGACGCGGCGCTGATCGTCGCCTCACCGCCCTGCCAGGCCTACAGCTACCGGGCGATGCCGTGGTCGCGGGCCAAAGCCCTGCCGCCGCCCGACAACACCCTCTTCGAGGCGTGCTTCCGCATCCAGGCGGAAGCCTCCGCTGCCGCCGGGCGGCCCATCCCGATGGTCGTCGAGAACGTGCGCGGGGCGCAGAAATGGGTCGGGCGAGCGCGCTGGAACTACGGCTCGTTCTACCTCTGGGGCGACGTGCCGGCGCTGATGCCGATGACCTTCAGCATCAAGAATACCGGCGGCTCATGGTTCGTGCCGCCGCCAGGCCGGAAATGCGAGGCCAAGAACAACCCAGATGGCCGCAAACTCCCCGGCTTCCGCTTCGACGGCAGCAGGCGCTCGTTCCAATCCGCCTCGGTCGAGGGCGTCAAGAACCTGGATGCAGACGGATACCCGCGAAACCATCCCGAAGCGTTCGGCTGGAAGTCTCCCCGGACATCCTCCGGCAACGTGTCCGCCCGCAAAGCCGCCAGCGCCATGATCGCCAAAATCCCCATCCCCCTCAGCCGCCACATCGCGGCGGTCTATCGGCCATGAGCACGCCGCCTCCCTATCCCGGCGTTCTCGGCGGCTCGTTGCCGGCTGTTGGTGCTCTGCGCGCTGTTGGCGTGGACGGTGGTACATTGGCTTTGGACGGCGATATGATTACTAGAGGGGATGGGGATGGCTAGATTTACGCTTGAGCATGGCGCCTTTATGGCAATGAGATGGCGGTTTGGAACAACCCAGCCTGCTATGGCTAAGGAATATGGGGTATCGACCCCAATGGTGAATGTGGCAATCAACAATTTCCTGCGGGAGACGATGCCGGAGAAGTTTCCGCTTGTTCAGTCCTGCTATTCTCCTGATTATTATGTGCCATTTTGTTTTGGTGATCGTCGCAAATTGGTGGAGGAGGCGGCAATTAGATGGGCGGACAAGGGACAGCTGTTTATCGATCCCTCTCCGATTCTTTCTCAGCAACGGATTTATCGGGTGGTAAAGCATTCTCGCCCGATCGACATGGGCGGTCCGCGGGACGTGTGGCTCGAGTTCGGAGTTCCGGCCGATCCTCGGCTGGACAATATGTATCCGGTGAGCGCCGATGGCTAACGGTAGGCAATTCCCTGGCTGGAGGATAAATTTGTGGTGTCCGGTACATGGAGAGGGAACGGGCGCCGTCAGCCGTTGGCGGGAGATCGCGGATTTTGGCAAGGGGTCATGTTCTTGTGTGTGGGATGAGAAATTTTCGGGGATAGCCCATATGAGGTGGGTTGAGGAAATGGGTCGGCGGAAGAAGACCGATGGCTGAGAACGATGTCGCCACCTACAACAACCCGATCGAGACCCGGGACGATCTCGGCACCGATGCAAGCGCGGTTGCGCGGTTCTGGCTGCAGCAGTTGAAGCTGGCCGAGCGCGAGGACCGGCGCTTCGTGCAATCGGGCCGGGCGATTGTGAAACGGTATCGGGACGAGCGCCGCGAGCAGATGGGGTTTGCGGGTAGCCGGCGCAGCGGTAGCCCGGCGCGGTTCAACATCCTGTGGAGCAATGTCGAGACGCTGAAGCCTATCCTTTACGGGCGGACGCCGAAGCCGGACGTGCAGCGGCGGCACAAGAACGCGGACGACGATCCGATCACCGTTATGGGCGCGGATATCCTCGAACGGGCGCTCGCGTATGAGGATGACCTTGACGAGTTCAACGAGGTCATGGAGCAGGTGGTCGAGGATCGCTTGCTGCCGGGGCGTGGGGTTGCCCGCGTCTTTTATGAGCCAAGTTTCGGGGAACCCGAGGACGATCCGGATGGGGAAGAGGATGAGGATGGACGCAAACTCACGTTCCGGCCGGTCACAGGAGAGCGGGCACCGATAAAGTATGTGTTCTGGGAGGATTTCCGGCAGAGTCCGGCGCGGACGCAGGATCAGGTCTGGTGGCAGGCGTTCCGATCGTACCTGACGCGGGACGAGTTGGTCGAGCGTTTCGGGAAGAAGATCGGCAACGACGTGGTGCTGGACTACACGCCGAAGGGGCTGGACGAGGATGGGCTCAAGGGTCCGCAGGCTGATGCGTTCAAGAAGGCGATGGTGTGGGAGATTTGGGATAGGCAGAAGAAGAAGGCGGTGTGGGTAGCGCCGTCGTATCCCGATGGTCCGCTTGACACGAAAGACGACCCGTTGGAGCTGCCGGGGTTTTTCCCGGCCCCGAGGCCGCTGAGCGCGACGACGACGAACGAGACGCTCGTGCCTCGGGCGGACTATTCGGAGTACGAGGATCAGGCGATCGAGCTCGATATCCTGACCGGGCGCATCGACAAGCTGACGACGGCGCTGAAGGTGGTGGGGCTGTATGCGGGGGAAGACAAGGCGGTCATTTCGCAGATGTTTAGCGAGGATGGGGTTGAGAACCAGCTTATCCCGGTCGAGGGCTGGGCGCTCTTCATGGAGAAGGGCGGATTGCAGAACGCGATCGTGTGGGCTCCGATGGAGCAGATCGCGAAGGTTCTGATCCAGCTTTACGATGCGCGGGAGCGGGTGAAGCGGACGCTTTACGAGATCACGGGGATGGCGGATATCCTGCGGGGAGAGACGAACCCGAACGAGACGCTGGGGGCGCAGCAGCTAAAGGCGCAGTTCGCAACGCGGCGGATTACGCGGTCGCAGAAGCAGGTAGCCAGGTTCGCACGGGATTTGATGCGGTTGCGGGCGCATGTAATGGCGAAGCACTTCAGCGCGCAGACGCTGAGCCAGATGGTGGGGTTGCCGGAGGCGCTTCCGAAGATGCCGCCGATGCCGCCGATGATGGTCCCGGCTCCGCCGCCGCAAATGATGCCGCAACAGGGACCGCCTGGGATGCCGCCGATGATGGGGCACAACGGCGGTCCGCCGATGCAGCCGGGGATCCCCCAATTTCCCCAGGTTGCGCCAGGTAGCGGAGGCGCTGCCCCGTCCCCTGCGCCTCCGCCGCCTGTGCCTGGGGCAAGGCTGGCTCCGGACGGGCGGCATTACGTGCCTGACCCGAGGCGCCCGGGCAAGTTCCTGATGGTCGCGTGATGGCGCATCGTTCAGCCAAGCGAGCGCGTCGCATCCGGCAGAAGGCATGTAAGTATGCGGCCATCGTTCTCTCAACGCGGAAGGATGAAGACTCACTCGCGCCGCTCGCGTTCTCACTGGCGGTATTTTTTGAGAGCTACATTGCTGGCGGAAGCAAAGCGACGGCGAAGGATTTTGGGCCAAAGAAGCCCGTGAAGCTGAAGGCACGATAATGCCTGACCTGATCCCCGTCGACCACGATCCGTTTGCTCCGCCGACACTGATCCCGGTGGACCACGATCCGTTTGCGAGCGATCAGGTGCATGTGCCGCCGCAGGAATGGCGCCTGCCGGACCTCGCGGCGCTGACGGGGATGCCCTCGGCGCTGGAGCAGAGCGCGACGGCGACGGCGGCGAACCCGTGGCAGCCGGGGATGACGGCGGGGCAGGTGCTTGCGGGGCGGCCGGACGATCCGTTGGCCGGTTCGTTTCAGCCTGGAGTCGGCGTGGGGGCGATCAAGCCGATAACAGCGGCGCTCAAAGGACAGGATTTCATCGATAGCCTGCGTGCAGCGCATTTGGCTCGAGACGACGCCATACCGTTGTCCGGTGCGAAGATGCCGATTGCACCTCCGGAGCACATCAAGACGCCCGAGGACCTGCAGGGCTTGGTGGGGCGTTATGCCGATCTGGCGCAGGCCGGCGAGGTGGGGCGGGATTGGTACAATCGCTCGGGACAGGAGATCCTCGAGTCGCTCGGCGGTAATAAGGATTTGGCGAATGCTTTTGTGGCTGGTCTCGCAAGAACAAGCCCGCAGACCGATGTGGCGGCGAACGCCACGCATGCGTTGACGATCCACAATCAGGCGATGGCGGGTGACCCGCTTGCCGCGGGTCGTTTTCCGCAGGCGATGGGTGGGGCGCTGACGAAGACCTATTACGAGGGACAGCCGATCAGCGGCGAAAAGATCGGCCCCTTCAATAGCGCCGTCGCACAGACGTGGAACCCGGATTTGGGCCACACCTTCGTCAACGACATCTGGAACATGCGGGCGAACGAGTATCCGGGGAAGAATGGACGTCTGTTCGGGGCCGGAACAGATGAGGGATCGGTATCACTCGGGCAGCATAACTTTACGCGCGTCATCGCGAACCTGGCGGCGGACGAATTGAAGGCACGGACGGGCATGGATTGGTCGCCGGAGCAAACGCAGGCGGCGGTATGGACTGGCATCAAGTCGAAAACGGAGGGGACGGACCCTCGAGCGGCTGCGTTCGATTTTGCCGATGCGCTGAGGCGCAATTATGCACAGGCATCTTGGGAAAGCGCACCAGGGCTTACGACCGGGCACTTCCCGGAGTTCCACGATGCGCCGCTCGAGCAACGGCAGGCTTATCACGACGCGGTGCGGAACGTTCTGACCGACGAGAATGGCCGGGACATCATTCAGCAGCATTTGGGGATGCTGACGGGGCCGTCGATTGATGCACCGGGCGTCTTCCAAGGCCGCATCAATCCCGGGTCGCAATCGCAGGTTTCCGTTGGCGCGGCCCCCGGAGGATGGAAGACCGGCGTCGATCCAGCGAGCCAATCGCTATTGAACGCCGCGGAGATGGTGAGGGGATTGCTGCTGCGGCAGGATGCCGTAGCGTGGCATAAGCCGACGTTTTCGCCCCAGTTACGCCCTCAAGATGCTAATATGGTCGATGTGCGGATGGGTCGGCCATTGACGGAGAATGAGGCGCTCGCTGTAACGAATGCGATGCATGACGCCACGGGCACGGACTTTCACAGCCCGATCGGAACGCCGCAGGGCTTCCGGTTTTTGAATGTGCCGGAGTATAGCGGTGTCAACAACAGGGCGTTTCAGGCTGCGGCCGAGAAGGTCGTCGACAGCGATGCGGTGCCTGGTGAGGCAAGTTTGTATCCGGCAAAGGCGGACAGTTTCTACACTGAGAATAATTGGCAGGAGAACCCCAATGGCCAAGATTATCTTCAAGGGATCGCCGGGACCGGACGACCCCATGTGGAGCGAGCCGCCGCAGAGCTACTCGCCACACTGGGGCCGCGCATTGGTAAAGTCGAAGAAGACTTCGCCCGGCACTTCGGATGGACCCCAAACCGGGAAAGCCGAGTCTGGGAGCAACCCGACATCGCGCGGCACGCCAAAGACGTAATCCCGACCCCGACGTTGCCATGGCTTCGTCGAACAAACCAGGAGCCCTTGCGGCTGATCCCGGTGGAACATGATCCTTTCGCGGAGGCGGCCCAATGATCGGCTCAAACGTCGTTCCATTCGCCCCGCCCGGTGGCCCGATAATGCCGCCGCAGGCGCCTCCGATGATGCTGAACCCTGCATTCGCGCAATGGATGCAGATGAAGCAGGCGTGGGACGCGGAGACGCAGCGCCGGCAGCAGGAGTTCGAGGATGCATGCGCGCTGATCCGCGAGGACGTGGCGACCTCCTACAAGATCGACATTGAGGCCGACAGCACGGTTGCGGCGGACGAGCAGGCCGAGCAGGCGGCGATTACCGAGTTCATGCGGGCGATCCTGCCTCTGTCGGAAGTCCTGATCCCGCAGATGTCGCAATCGGGGCCGATCGCGGACTTTGCCGGCGAGTTGCTCAAGTTCGGGTTCCGTGCCTTCCCGGCATCGCGCCAGATCGAGGAAGCGCTTGAGCAGTTCGTCGACGGGATGAAGAAGGGGCCGCCTCAGCCTCCGCCGCAGCAGGGCAAGGGGAATACGAAATCGCCGCAGGAGATACAGGCAGAGACGGCGGTCGAGGGCGCCAAGCTCCAGGCGCAGCAGCAGCAGACCGCGGCGAAGGCGCAAACAGACCAGCAGGCAAACGCCACGAAGCTAATCTCGGCGCAGATCGAGGCGCAGGCCGATCGGGAGCGAGCAGCGGCCGAGAATCAGCTGCGGATTACCGAGTTGGCGCTTCGGGGTCGCGAGATGGTGGGCAAGGAGGCGCTCGATCAGGCTCGCTTGGCGCGGATTGAGGCGCGGAACACGCAGGGGTTGGTATGATGTCGGCATTGAAAGATGTGGCGGCATGAGCCGCCATCGCTACGTCATGCGTAACGGCGAGTTGGTCGAGCTGGACCTCGACGCGCCGCTGCCTTCGAGGCGCGGGCCTTACATCCAGAGCGACATCACGCCCTATCGGAGCGTGATCACACGGGAACCGATCACCTCGCGATCGCAGCATCGCGACCATCTGCGCGCGCACGGAGCGTTCGAGGTGGGGAACGAGTACCTGAAGGGGATTGAGCGTGAGGTGCTGCCTCCGGCGCGTGACGACATCAAGGCGGCGCTTGAGGCGTCGCCGGAGACGCATGCGGAGGCTCGTGCGGCGAGCGAACGGGCGGCGAAGGTGCCGATCGGAAGGGTTTTGCCATGAAAGCGAGTCGAATAAAATGGCCGGAAGGCAAGAAGTATATAACCTTGGGTGAGGCCGCCGAACTTATAATTGACAGCCTTCCTCCAGTTGATTATGCAAATTTTCTCAAACGGCAATTTAAAGAAATATCCGATGAGCGGCTTTTGAGGACATTTAATCATACTATCGATGATATGATGTCAAAAACAGGAAAATCATGGATAGAAGAGGCCCGAGAGACCATGGCCTATTTTAGAGAGGTACTTGATGTGCCGGATGATCGGCTAAAGCGAGTTATTTGGCCGATCATTGTAAATCGAGCGAGGGCGGATCGTGCAGGGAGTGCCGTACAATGAAGCTAAACGACATGAAGCGCACGAAGGCCGAGCAGAAAGCACGCGCCTCGCGGGTTGACGGGCCTCTGATGGGGTCGGACGAGGATTACCACCACGGGCTCCGCATGAGCCTCGACCACGACAGCATGAACAAGATCGGGATGAAGGAGACGCCGGCTCCGGGGGACGAGTACCGGATCGAGGCGCATGGTCGTGTCGTCAGCGCTTCGGACAGCGCGCGGGAGGGCCAGAAATCGCCGGATCGTCGGGTCGAGATTCTGATCCATCGTCTGGGCGCGGAGCCGAAAGCCAAGTCCGACGACGGCAAGAGCGTCAAGGACGATGTTCAGGATGCGGCGGCGACCGTCGAGGCGAAGGGCAATGGCCGAGTACCCAAGCGTTCGTGATGCGCTGCACCGCTCGGCTGATGCCGAGGACGCGAAGGTGTCCAAGGCGTCGGTTGGTTATGAGCATCCGGCGGCGAAGGCGAACCATTGTGGAATATGCGACCATTGGCAGCCGCCGCGCTCTTGCGAGGTCGTGAGCGGGCGGATTCAGCCGGAAGATTGGTGTAAACGGTACAGAAAGGCGTA